CTACGATTCGTTTTTATAAGATTTTTTAAATATTTCTAATAATTCTTTAGTGTTATATTCGGTATATATTATATCTTCATTATATTGAATTACTAACCATTCTGCAAATTTAATGGCAAAATTATCGCATATTTCTATACAATCATTTGTGTCAAATTTTAAAAAATGAGGTTTAGAATTTTTTAATACTTTTTCAAACTTGTCTTTTAATTCCATAATATTTAGTTTTAAATTATCCGCTACTTCTTATAACAGGTGTTTGTAAATACCAGCCGAAAATACTATGCGTGTAGGCTGGCATCTACAAGCACCGAAACGTTAGGCACAATTTATACCCAACTCTATGAAATCACTTTCTTTGGCTTTTTCCCACCTTGTAAATTCAGGACTTGTGCTAAAATCAAATTCACAAGTAGTTGTTTGTATGGTTTCAACCATTACATCAAAGCCAAAGAATTTCTTCTTCAAGTACCATTTACCAGTTAATCTTCTACTATCCATAATAAAACTGTGCCTAACAAAGTGTATAAGCAATAGCCGTTAGGCGTTTTAAACTATTGCATTTGTTAATATTAAATTTTGTAATTCTAATCAAGTTCAGTGTTCGGCTACTGCTCATACACTCAACCGTTACTGGTTATTTCCAAAATGGAAACTACAACGAATAATAAGTTTTTTTAAGTGTTTTATCTTATTGTTAATCAGTTGTTTAATATTTGTTTCCCTTATTGATAAGGGTAACATTCCGAAAGAATGGCATGCTTTTTATTTCGTGTGGTGAATACTTATAATATATTTAAGTACACGGCTTGTGAAATAAATGGAGTAAATCATTTTCAGTTGTATAACTTTCGCCTAAATAATGAAATTTTCCGTTTGAAATAAGCCACCATTCAGTTGTATTGTCATCATCACTTTTACCAAATAGCAAGTCCTTTTCAAATCCAACATAGTAGTTATAATTGTAGTGGCTTATTTCTTCAATCCTTTTGAATTGCTCCATTTGCAATCCTTCTGTATATTTTAATTTGTTCATATCAATTTAATTTATAGGTTAAAAATAAACGGTTTATAATAGCAATTACTAAATAAATACCGATTGCTGTTTGTGAGGTTAGGATGTTATTCATTTTTATTAAATTTTTCGTTGTAGTAGTCTTGTGCTAGTTGTCTTCCGCAGTTTACTTCTCCGTCAATAAAAGTATTTACAAAAAGTTCTTTTTCTTTTTCGAGTTTAGATTTAGCTAATTCAATATTTAATCTTAAATTCATTGAAATTAACGGATTAGAAGAAACACTTAATATTTGCTCTAACTCATCAATCAACTCTTGCATCGGTGTTTTATTTTCCATAGATGTTGGTTTACTTACTTTTGGTATTATGATTTTGTAACTAAGAAAATCATATCCATAAGCACTTCCATCTGCAAATCCTTTTTTAACCTCAACTCTCTCACAACTCGGATTTTTAACAAACCACTCAAGAAACTCATCTTCAATAGCTTGTACACCATCTTTGATTAAGTCTTGGTCTGTTGTTAAGATGATTTTTACTTTATATAAAGGTTTATGGGTAAATTTTGCCTGCAATATTCTCTCACCGTAAATATACCAATCTCCTTCTTTAATTTCTTCATCAGAAGTGATGTAGATGTTTTGATTAGTAAAGTTTGGAGAGCTAGTATATAGTTGATTTGTTAAGTGATATTTACCACTTGAATTTAAACTAAACCTACTCGGCTCATTTGTTGGCAGTAGCCAAATGTTTTTATTATTTTCCATAAACATTGTTTTTAAAGTGTTTAAAAGTTTCTTCTTGAGAGTGCCATTCGTCGTTAAAAAAGTACTCTTTGTCTTTTGGGTAATAAATAGAATTTTCGTTTAACCATTCTAAAAAAGCCATAGTAAAATCTTCGGTTATTTGTTCGCATTGTTTACTAATTGCATTAATTGAGTACATACCACTAGTAGCATCATTAATCTCATGCTCAAACTTCTCTCTTAACTTATTCATTTTTTTTTGGTTTTTTAGGGTTTAATCTAAATTCTAAAATCCATCCGTAAAAATAAATTTCAAAACTATCTATCAATCGTGTAAAATAAATTTTCATGCTCTCATTTTTTACAACCCCAATTCCTTAGCGAATCTAGGGGTTAGGGTTAGTGAATAGGGGATTAAATCTTCTATTGTTTTTATTTCAGTCATATAGTTGTTTTACAAAATCTTTAACTCTTAAAACATTTGATAACAATTGATATTCTGTATCTATTTTGGCGTTTTTTAATTTAAGTTCTATTAAATCTAAGTACTCCACCATCGATGGTAATTTTATTTTATTCATCTTTCAAAGTTTTTAAGTCTATGCTTTTAAGAGCATTTAGACGGATTTGTAAAAATTCAAGTGCTTTTTCTCTTGATTCGTATATAGGTGTTCTACAAATAAACATTTTTTCGTTTAAAAGATTTCGCATCCAATTAGAATTATAAATTTCTAAGTCAAATCTTTTTTTTGAACAAAGACAAATGCCTCCAGCTATACCATATTCAATCAAAAAATCATCCCAATCTTCCATCGGCAAATTATCAACACCAAATTGATAGTGTTCAATTAGTTTTTGGATTAGTTGTTTGTGTGTCATTGTTGCAAAGTTTTTATGTTAATAGCTAAATTTCGGTCGATTAGGTTGTGTACGTCGATGTGCCATTCGTATAGTTGATTATAAATATTTACACTTTCATTATACCCTATCGGGTTGTAGGATGTATAAACATTGTCGCTTGTATAGTAATAGTCTTGAAAATGATTTTTAAATTCTCCGTCTTTAATAACTAATTCTTCTTCTAAACTTGTGCCACCGCTTTTGATAATATTTGTTTTAAAATATAGCTCTTTCAATTTTTTCATCGGTACAAAACCCAAGTCTTCACGATATTCTGTTAAACTTGATAGTGGGTAAAGTAGGGGTTTAATCCAGTATTTTCCGCCATTAGTTATTTCACAAATTGAAATAAATTCTTCTTTAAAATTATCATCAATTAATAAATAGCTTGCGGACAATTCTAAAATTGAATTTCCATTTTTGCACTTCAACCCCGTACCCAAATACCCTTTTAATTCGTTAATTGTTATTTTATCCATTGCCTTTTACTTTTTTGATTAGTTCTTCCGCATCTTCGATAGTATCGTTTCTATTACTATCGTTACAATTTTTTACAAGTAACTCCAACATCGCCAACATTTCATTTCTCTGCTGCAACAACTCCGATAACTCGCAATTGATGGCTTGACGGACTTTGAATGCATCTACGATTAAATTGGCGTTGGCATCCATTTCTTCATCTGTAACCAAAGCTATTCCATTACCCCAAACGTCTATAAAATTTCTACCATCTTGAATAAAAATAGTAGTTCGTGCTGAAAATTTACGTTTTTTTACTTCCCCTCTCGTTCCTTTAAACTCTTTCATTTTGTTTGCTTTATAAATTAATGGTTAGTTCTTCGTTTGTTAGTGCGAAAAAAATATTCTGTAGCTGATGCACATATTTTAACTCGTTATACTTGAATTTTGAATGTTCCCAAATAAAATGTTTCTGAAATTCTCCAATAACTAAAGGATAAGTCAAAACAAAATCTGTAATAATTCCACCAGCTTTATGTTCAATTCCTATATATCCTTTTTTATAATCCGTAGTTGAAAAACCAAATTTTAATAACCATTCTTCTGTTAATGGTATTGCTCTAAAATCATCATCATTAGTATCAACTTTAGATAACCAATGTATATCGTCTGCATCTATTTCAGAAACTTCCCACCATTCTTTTCTTTCGTTAAATTCGTCAGTAATTTTATACTCAACTAAATTCCCAATCCTAAGTTCATTTGCGTTTATCATAACTCTTTATTTAAAATTTCATTTGCCTTTTCGATGGCTTGAATGTTTACGTCGTTAATTGTCATACTTTCAATTTTTATTTTATAATAAGCATCAAAAACGTATAGCCAAAAATCTTGACCTTTATACTTTAAAGTTGAAAAATAATCAATGATTAAAGCGTTACACATTTGAGGTGGTAAATCATTAAACATCGCTAAATCTTTGCTGTGATAAAAAGCTAAGTTCTTATAATTTTGAATTAACCACTTCTCAAACCCCTCTCTACATTTTCCTGTTAGTATCATAACTCACTAATTAATTTTCTTACTTGCGCTAAAAATTCTAAATCGTTCGGGTATTGCGTGCTTAATTGCTGGAGTTGGTATTTTAGGTCATATTCTTTTAAATGCCAATCTCTCCAAAAAAAACGCCCTTCTTCAGTTTTATGCCACGGAAAAGCAATATCTATATCGTCGCTTTCAATATCCCTATAAGCAATCGCTTTTTCTTTTATTTCTGGTGGTAGTTGACTAATTTTCATTTTACTTATTCTTTAAAACCTCCCCAACACACTTATCTAATGCATCGTTTTGAAGTTTGGTTATGAATTTATTAACTTCGTTTTTGTCGAGCAAATCAATAAATTTAGGCTCGATGTAAATAGTCATAAATCTGACTTTCTTTTGCTCTTTTGGTAGTTTATTTCTTGGCATAGTTATTTATTTTTTCATTCATTAATTCAACTAATTTGTCAACCGCACCATCAAAATCATCATAACGAAAACTTGCTAAATAGTCATATTTACTATCTCCATTATATGGTAAATCTCCATTATTAGAAACATATCCTTTTTTACCATTTATAATTATTTCATCTGAATTTCTATGTTCATAAGTGCAAAAAGTAAACCATTCTTCAATTGGTAAAAAAACTTTTTCTTTACCTATAAAACCATTTGTGATAATATAAGTGTATCCAAGTTCTCTACAATTAGTAAAAGTTCCAATATAAACATTAGCTTTTAAATCTTTTCTTTTTTTAAGTAAAGAAAGTATTTTAATACTAACTTCTAAACCACTACTTATTTCAATTCTTGCTTTCATAATTTATTGTGTTTAATTATTATTTGATATAGCAAAGATATAATAAAAAAACGAATAAAAAAGCATTTAAAACAATTTAAACTAATTCTAAATAACTACCTATTAATTTTATTTACAATTCCCTCAATGCTTTTACGGTCTTTTCTGTACGCTTTAATTATGTGGATTATGTTTTCCATCTCGTAAATAGGAACTGTTGCTATTTCGTTTATAAAATCGCTGTAAACGTCGTAAACGTCGCACGTACTATCTTCTTTCTGGTCAAAAAACTTGTCGTACCAATCACGCTCAACTGTTTTTAGTTCTTCAATGAAATTTTTAGCTTTGTTTTTTAATGCTTGCTTAAACATTTTGTCAGCAACTGCGTCTTGAAGTCGGTTTAATAGTAATTCAGAGTTAATTACTATGTGGGTTATTTTGTCTTGAGGTGTCATATTAGAATAGATGTTACAATTAATAATCCTATTACTGCGCCACAACCAGCACCAAGAGCATAGGTAAGTTTTTGATTTGTTGTTGATACGCTAATTTTTGATACATTAAACGCCCAAAGAAGAGAGATAATAAACGAAACGATAAATATACCAAACCAATTTAATTGAGTGATAAAATACGTATTTATTGCTACGCAACCGACTTGTAAAAATGATGTTAAAAATGTTTTCATAAAATTAAAAACGCCTTACTTCTACTCATACGACTGGAACTCGTATTTTGGAAATAAGGCTATTAAATGTTTTTTTCGAGGTAGTTCCAGTACCTTTAATCGATATGCAAATGTAAGTAAAAAAATTATAATTCTAACTTTATTTGAGAAATATGATTTTTAATTCTTTCAATTGCTTTGTTGTAGTAGTCAACATCAAGTTCGCAAGCCGTCAACTCAAATCCGTAATCGTGTGCAGCAATCGCAATTGAGCCACTGCCTAAATGCGTGTCCAGGATTTTGTCTCCTTGTTTGGCGTATTTGTCAAGTACCCATTTGTAAAGTGCAACTGGTTTTTGGGTAGGGTGGATTTTATCCTGTTCCGTTAAAACTGAATATCTGAATATTTTAGCTGGACTTTGCATTGAAGTCCAAGCTAATTCACACATTGCTAAACTAAAATTTTCAGGTTGTTTTTTATCCCAAATTATAAAACATTGCGTATTATTCAAATAATCAATAAAATAATTACCGCCCCATATTATTTGATTTTCGCTAACTCTAAATAATTCATCAAAATATTCTTTGTTAGGAATTTCGCTATCCCAGTTCTTTTTTTTATGCTTTTGCCTTATCGGGTTTGAGCTGATGTTTATTCCATACGGAGGGTCAATAATGGCTAATTGGTAAAACTTATCAGGCGTTCTCCTTAATAAATCCATACAATCTTCATTCGTAATCGTAATTTTTTCTGTAATTTTCATAATATTTAATTTATTTAATCCCCCAATAAAAATAATCAATCTCCGCCCGAAGCTGGATAATTTTAGGGTTGGTTCTGTCTTTAACTAATAACTCGTTTAAGTCTTTTATTTTCTGCTCTATTGGATACGTTATTGTGCGTTTGGTTGGTTTATGTTTTGCCATATTAGTTGCTGAAATTGCTCAAAGGAGCGGATTATGTGATATTCAAAACCTTGCTTTGTTATGATTTCTTCCCAGTCTTTTTGTTCAGGCTTTTGCGTTCCTGTTTCGGTTTTAAATTCTATCATTATAGCTTTGCCATTTTTGTAATAAACCATATCGGAACGCCCTTTAATTAATCCAAGTGCTTTGTTTTGGTTGCCTTGTATTTTGTTTGCCGAGTTATTTAAGTTATAACACAATAAACCCCTTTCGTTTGGGTAAGTGTTATGGAACCATAAAAAGCAAGTACTTTGTAGTTTAATTTCTGATTGCATTTTTTTCTCTTTGTTCTAGTTGATATTCTATCCATTTTTTGTGGTATCCTTTGTAGGATGCGTAGTCAATTAAATCTTTCTCTGTCTTTAAGTTATGGTAAATCCAAGTTCGCTTATAACCTTTTGCGATTGCTATTTGCTCCAAACGTTTAAAATCAGCGGTTTTAACTTCGTCTTTTATTTGTTGGTATGATAGTTTTGATAACTCAACAATCAACTCCTCTTCTTCTTCACGCTCTGACTTTTGAAAAATATAATTGCATTCAGGACACTCCATAACTCTAGCTGGAATTATAGCAAAACATTCAGGACAATCTTTTACAGGTGCAACTCCTTCTATTTTCTTTTTCTTTTTCAGTAACCATTGACGCTCTTGCTCCCAAAATCCGTGTCGTTGTACATTGTTCCCAAAATCTAAAATAGTAAAGTCTTTTTTACTTTCCGTTACTCTTGAACCACGTCCGCACATTTGTAGAAATAAAGAAATTGATTTAGTCGCTCGATACAAAATAACTACTTCAATATTTGGCTCATCAAATCCAGCGTTTAAAATTCCAACATTTGAAATAAGTGCGTTTGGTGTTTCTTTAAACCATTCTAAAATACGCTTCCTTTCGGGTGCTGGTGTGCTTCCGTCAATATGTTCAATTGGTAAACCTTTGTTTTTAAAATCCTGAACTAATTGTATTGAACTTGCAACGTTTGAAGCAAAGATAATACCTTTTTTGTTTGGTGTTATTTTGATGTAATTCTCATAAACACCGTGATACATTTTAACTTCGTCATAAACTTTTGCAACTTGGTCTTGATCATATTCGCCTCCTTTAGTTTTTACTTTGCTTAAATCTACTTTTACGCCAAATGTATGAGGTTTTGAAAGAAATCCTAAATCAATAAGTTCGCTTATAGTAGTTACTTCAACTATATCTTTATAAAACAAATCCAAACTAACTTGATTTCCTTCTCGGTGTGGCGTTGCGGTTGCTCCTATAACGATTGTTTTTTCAGCTATGTATGGCATTATAAAATTATGGTCTTGGTGATGCGCTTCGTCAATTATCAATAAATCTAATTCTGAAATAAATCGCTTGTACATTTCATCATTAATTCTCCTTTTAATTGTTTGGCTCATACCTACGTACAAAATACCATTCAAGTTTTTTATTTTTTTATTAGGCTTTATCTCTAATGGTTTTATTCCAAATTTCTCCAAAGTACCACCTGACTGCAACAATAATTCCAGCCTATTTGATAAAATTAAAACTTTTTTTTGTTTATTGACTGCATTCATAGCCATATATGAAAACATTACAGTTTTGCCAGCGCCCGTTGGCGCGCAAAGTATCATTTTTTTAATTCCTGATAAAATATTTGTTCTAAGTGCGCTTATGCTTTTATCTTGGTATTTTCTTAATTCAATCATAATCAGTTATTTAAGTTTTATTTGTAGTAGGTGTAGTAGGGGTAGTAGCGTACTTTGTAGAGTTTAGATTTTTCAATATAAAAAAATGAATATATAAAAAAACATTATCTACCTATGTATATTAAATTATTAATTTATCCTACTACCTATACTACAACCATTGTGAGATATAGTAAAATCAATACATAAGGTGTAGTAGGGGTTAAAATTTACCCCTACTACAGGTGTACTACATCCTACTACAAAATCATTTCTAAATTATAAACTATCTTAGGTATTGAGCCGTTTAATCTTTTACTTTGCTTTTCAAAACCTAGCTTTTTTAAAGTCAATCCAAGTTTATAAGTGTTCAATCGAATAGTAGGACTTTTTTCCTCAATATAAGCCTTAATTTCAGTATTAGTTAAAAAAGAACAATTACCACTTAAACCAGTCGCTGGAATAAAGTATTTTAAAATCATTTCCTCCTCAGGGCTTGGTTGCTCATTTAAAGAAGTGCAATTATTCAAAATTTCAATATCGTCTTTTGTCAACATAAAACCTTCTTTATCATTTACCCATTCGTGGTAAATTTCAATAAACAAATCAATTTTATTAATTTCTTCGATTGCTTCGTGGTCAATGTCGATAACATTAACTGGAATAATTCTTCTATTTCCTGTTGGGTCGTTAATAATTTCTTCATCGTTTGATGTACCACAAAGAACAGCCAATCTTCGCAAATCTTCACTTGTACGTCCAAAAGGTCTTCTAAGGTTAAACCATTGCTTTGATGAAAGCTCTTTTAATCTTTTTGCATCTTGTTTGCTTTTACCTCCAAACTCGTCATCCAAAATTATTAACTTTTTGGTCATTAAAATTTCGCTGTCTTTACCCTCGTCCAATTTACTTTCAGCGTAGAAGCTAATAAGGTCATCAGGTAAAAGATTACGAAAAAATTTAGTTTTACCAGCACGTTGTCCTCCAGTTAATACTAAAATCAAAATTGAGTAAGTTCCGTGCATACTGCTAATAATTCCTAAAAGCCATTTCTTTAAAAATATTTCGATATACTCGGTTACCTCTTGTTTGGTACCATTAGCGTAAGTATATTGCTTATACTTAATTGCGTTGCATAACTTTTCAAAATTACCACTTGGTTGTAAATGTTTGTACTTATTTATAAATTCAGCAAATGGCGAGTAACTCGGTGTGTTTTCAGAATCAATTAAAGAGAATAAACGGTCTTTTGTAATACGTTCATCAACTTGCTCAATTGCTTTTATAAACAACGAATTATAATCACGGTCGGTCATTGGTTCGCCATTCAGCTCGTAGTTTCTTGTAATTTCATTAAACTTTAAATCAAAGGTTTTTAAAAATGCTTTTAGGTCTGCGAGTACATCGTTAGACTTTGTTTTTAAATCTTGCTCTGGCAAAGAAAAAACTTGATTAACAATATTAGTAACGTCTTGACCTGAAATGTTTTCAATCTCTAAGGTTTTTATAGTGTCTTTTTTTGCTTCTTCATTCGACTTTGCACCACCGGAAGTACCAACTGATTTTCGTCGCAACTTAGCAACCCTTTCAATATGCTCAGTCCTTTTTGTTTTTATATCAATTCCAGCCGTTTTGCAAATCCATAAAAAGGTACTAATAGTTGCTATTTTATCAGCACTTCTTTTTTCAATTACCTTATATAAATCGTCAACCGCCTTACTGTCGTATTTTGGTGAGTTTTGAGAAACTAAGTGGAATAAATCTAAACCTTTTTGACCAGTGTAGTAATTTTGCAATGCGCCACCGATTTTATACCAATCGTGGTAATCACTTGTTAAGTCAATGCCTCTGTCACTAATTTGCTGGAAAACGTGTTCTAAATCGTTATCTGAAAAAACGTAAGTTTGTTTAGGTTCAATTTGCGTTTTCTTTAAATAGGTTTTCCAAGTTTTTGACTTTCGGTTTATGTATGTTTCAGGGTCGTAAGATACAAAACGATAACGGTCAACGTTTTTACAACTCTTGTCAATGATTATTTTGTAATTATCAAAATAGTATTTTTCAAGTGCTAAAAATGATTCATAGTGTTTTTCTCCTACTATCTTAACATAAACAACGGTACCACCACCACCTGAAACCGAGTCGTGTAAAGCATAGGTATAGTTATCTTTTTGAAGTTCATTTCTAAGTTCTGAAAAATCACTTCGAACTTGGTCTTTAGTGTCAATATCAATTGCAATAAAGCCTGAATGTTGTGTAAGTGATTTTGAATTACGATAAGAGAAAACGCCTGAAGGTGTAACGCCTCGTAATTTCAATTTTTCAATCTTACCAGTTCGATAAGCTAAAACCTCATCCTGAAACTCCCCATCTTTGATTTTATCTAAATACTCATCAAAATCAATATTTGTAAATGGAATTACTGCTGGTGCAAGTTTGCCCTCTTTATTAGGTTTTCCTTCGGGATATAGTGAAATTTTACTCATAGCTTAATTAATTTAGCACCATTTATAATAACCAATTTTAATTCGCCGTTATCCATTTTCTTTTTTACTGCTTGCGGTGTTAAACCTATTTTCCTTGCGTACTCGGATGCAGTGTATAGGTCTTTTCTAATTTCTTTTGTCATAAGATTTGGTTTAAAGTTTAAACTTTTTTTAGCTAACAATTGCCTTTTTATAGCTAAAAGCAAATCTACAAAAAAACCCCGAACTACAAAATAATTCGGGGTGGGAATTATTAAAAATTACTATTTTTTTCAATACGCCATCCTTGAATATCATTAAAATATTTAGTTTCTCCAGCAGGATTTACCCATTCACGACCACGTAAATTGATAGACACTTTTACATCATCACCAACGTTGTAGTTATTTAGTAAATCGCATTTGTCTTGCGTGAAGTTAATACTGATAAATTGAGGGTATTGTTCATCTGTAGCAACTACCAATTCACGTTTTCTGAAACTTGCGCTTACTTGTTGCTCTTCGTTGATTGCTTTAATTTTTCCTAAGACATCCATTGTTTGTTTTTATTTATTAAGTTAATGTATTCTAATTTGATTTCAATTGCTTCTTTTAATCGGTCTTTAATTTTCTGTATCATTTCTTCATCACGGTCAACGATTATTTCGTGATAGTATTCTTTACCCTCGTGAACTAAATAATTAAAGAAATACGCCTTTTCTCTATTCGTGCATAACATTTGCATTTGCATTTGAGCGTAATATTTAGCATCTATTTCATTTGTTGCAACTAACTTAAAAAAAGTAGTTGACTTAGGGCATTTAATTTCTAAAATAGCATTATCAGAAACTAAACCATCAGGACTTGCTCCAGCGTGTTTTTCGTAAGCAAAGAAACCACATTTTTCAACTTCTAAAAATTCAAGTCCTTTTAGTTCTTTAAACTTTTCGAAAGCTAAAGGTTCGGTGTCAATTCCGTTTTGCATTTCATAAGAAATAAAAGGCTCTTCAAACTCTCCATATAGTTCCTGAATAGCTTTTTCAATAGCGTAAGTTTTCCCAGTTTCTCCAAGTGCTTTAATACCTAAAATTTTAATTATTTCACTTGCGGTAAATTTTCCGTATCTATCTTTTAACCAGCTTTCTGTTCGTTGTAGTTGTTCCATAGTTTTTCAATTTCAGGAGTTAATGTATATTTGCTTTTTATTTGTTCAATTGTTGCGTTTGCTTTTTTTGCATTTTCAAAATTAGCTTCGGTAAAATTAGGTAAAACTTTATTTAAAACTGGCTGTATAGGTTTTATTCTAATACCATCAGTAATTGCTCCCATCATTTTAACGTTACGGTCAACATATAATTCAATAACCATACCTTTCCAGTTTTCTATAACGTGGCAATCTTTACCAACTAAACCGTTTTTCTTTGCAAATCCAGCTAATATTTTATTATTAGTTGAGTTTAGTTTCAAAGGTTTTACTGGTTCTACAAAATAGCAAAATATACCGTCTTGTTTTGTTCCTGATACGTCAACACCTTGTTCATACTTTACTTCTTTAATTGTAAAAATCAAAGGTAAATTATCTGTTTCCATTGCATCTAAATCTGCACTAGCTAAGTGAGTTGATTTTCGGTACTTTCTCCAATCTGTTTTTGTTTCCATAATCCTATCTATTTAATTTAATATAATTTTCAAAACTTTCTTTCGTAATCTTTTTTATTCCTGTTCCGTTAGCTCTAAGCAATTCGCCTTTGTTTATAGCGGTGTAAATTTGTGATCTGGTTAATCCAGTTGCGTCGGTAACTTGTTTGAAAGTCAAATCTTCTTTGCTTTCGGAAGCGTAGGGTACAAC